TCTGGAGTGACGACCCACCCGAAGGCGTTGGCGTACTGTGTGCATTCGAGCTCGATCTTTAACCCAGTAAGCTCTGCCAAGGTTAACTTCCCCCGCCACGGTTCTGACCACCTACGACGGTAGTCGGCGCGAGCTGCAGACTATTTGGACGGCCAGCTCCGCCACGCTGAATGGATGTGCCGCTACGCGGATCCTGAGTAACCTGGATCGTGATGTTTCCCATACCGGCAGTCACGCCCGCCGTAACGGCAGCCGGCAACGTCTTGATCAGCTCATGAATGGCGCTCAGGAGGCTCTGCACTGTTTGTTCAGGCGCAGGGGTTGTAGCTGCCGATGTCGTCGGATGCGTAATCCCTGGAAGCGGAGTTTGCGCCGAATATGCGAGCGAGTCATGCCCTGCGGTCGGGCTTGTCAGTGTGGACGGATGAACGCCGAGCGATTCCGCGATGCCCTGGATCGTCTGGTTTGCCGGGTGCGTCGTTACCGACGATTTGCCGCCGGCCAGATATCCTGTGTCATCACCGGCCATCAGCGAGCGAGCAGACTCCGGATGGTAAGAGCCGAACGTGTACGCGGCAATGGTCGGATACTTGTCTTCGATTGCGGCCGCAGCCTGGGCTCTCGACGGCATCAGCCGAGCTGAAAATGATGTTCCACCAACGAGCATGGCCGGAAGGTTCTGCCCGAACATCTTGTTGACTTCGTATCCTGCTTGGGCCTCGGACGAGAGCAGCTGCTGACGCTGCGCCTCGGTTTGCTGATCGAACTCCGGGCGAAGGGCATCCGGGAGATCAGCGCGAAGCCGTTGCCGGTTATCGTCGAGCGATCGCAGCTCCGAGGCCAGGTTCGAGCGCAGGGCCATGTAGCTGTCTTGCAGGTTTCCCTGCATCGCATAGCCCATGCCGAGGCGGTTGATCGCGCCTTCGGACTGCATGACAGCGATGTTCTGAGCCGGCGTGAACGTGCCGGCAGCCGCGGCCGCAGTATCGACCACGCCGCCAATTTCACCGGTAAGTCTCGCGATATCGGCACGCGCTTGCGCCTGAGTTCCTTCGTCAACCGTCGGATTGACAGACAGCGCCTGAGCGGCAACGAGGGACTGATAAAGTCCCCCTTTTGATTCGGGCGAGCCGTCGCCAGTCAGAGCGTTGGTAATGTCCCTCGAGACATCCTGGCTGGACCCGCCAAAGAACTTGGCGCTGAACTGAGCGAAGCCCACACCTGCGCCGATATCGGCAGCCCGGATGCCCTGCTCCCCGGCGTACTGGCCCTTGATCTGATCGGGCGTCAGGAGCGCTAGATCTTGCTGCAGCGCAATCCTACGCGCCTCAAGGCCCGGTTTGTCGGTCGCGCTGGCCGTGGAAATTTGATCAGTAAGTTTTTTGATCTCGGCGGTGAGCGCCGGTACCACGTCAGCAATCGCGGCCGCGACGCTCTCTGGCGATCCAGTGGCCTGCTGAACCGCGATGTTGGCCTCAAGTCCGCGCACGACGTTGGCCTGAGTAGCTACGCCGATGCCCTGGAACTGCTGCCCCGATTCGTAGGTGAGGCGCAGGCGATCCGATTCCGCCGACCGCGCGAGATTGAGATACTGGTTCCGCTCCGCCGGCACGAGCGGCGAGTTCGGATCGTCGGCGTAGTGCTGATATCCAGCGCTGAGCGCGCCCTGGCCCGTGGCAAGCGATCGCTGAGCGGCAACGATATCGTCGGCGGTCTTGCTGCTGTCGTAAGCCGCACGATAGACGCCTAGCTGCTCGCCGGAGACGTCCACCGACAGGCCGGAAATACCCTGCTGCAGGTTGGCGACGTAGGCGGTACGCGCGGACGCGGCTGCGTCGGTGTGCAGCGCGATTTGGGCAGCGCCGGCGTTGTTGATCTGGGCGAGCAGAGCTGCGCGGGCATCGTAATCGCTGGTGTGAGCGAGCTGCCGGCGAAGGTCCGCGATAAGCGGGTTGTACCGATTGGCTGCCTCGGTCGTGGTCGTCGTGATCTGAGCAGCAACAGGCGTGAGCGTTTCGGCACGCGCGCCGGTCAGCTGAGCGAGCGACATTTCGCCGGCGTATGTGGTCAGAGCGCCCTGGTACAGCTCTGGTGTGGCAGCCGCGACACGCTGATCGCCTCGCAGTCGCATCATATCCTGCTGGAATGCGTCGCGATCGGCTTGCGGAGTTCCCATCAGCGTGAGAGCTGTCAGGTCTGCCGCTGAGCCATAATCGCCGCTGGCCATCGCGATTGTAGCGTACGCGCCTAATTCGTTCTTGCCGATCGTGCCTCGTCCGAGCCGGTCGGATGCGTTGCCATATGCGGGCGATGACGCCAGAAATTGAGCTGCCCCGAGGACGTCGTGTGGGCCTGCGGTTCCGAGCCTTGATTCAACTGTACCGAGATAGACAGGCAGCTTGGTCGGATCAACAGGCCCGAACTGCGCCATCTTGGCTGCGACTTCGGCGTAATCACTTGTCGCCTTCGTGGCACCTTGGAGCGCGGTAACAAATTCTCGGACTGTTTGCGCGTTTCCACCCTGGCCAAAGGCGATTTCGTTTCCTGAACGCTCAGGATTATAAGTACTTCCTGCTGCACTTGTATCCCAGTAATTCTTGATTAGGCCGCCAACAGCTGCGCCTCCGGCTCCTCCGGCCAGGGTGCCGATACCAGGAATTAAGCTTCCTATCCCGGCTCCTAGGATGGTTGTAACGCCAACTAATGCACTGGATTCGGCTCGTTGGTTTTGTTGCTCTTGAATGCCTATCGTGCCAGAAACGTTCGGCTCGTAAGCGCTTTGAATGTTCGAGGCTACATTGTAGGCCGCGCTTATCGCGCCGAGCTTCGTCAGGCTTTGCCCTGAGGCCTTGCCAATTGCTCCAGCGACCGTAACCGCCGCTACTTCATCCTCGGCTGCAGCTCCGCCAGGTTCTTCGGGTTCTAAAGGCCAACTTTCTTCGGGTGCTGCAGCTCCGCCAGGAACATACGGTCGTTCGTAGCCCCCCGTATATGGTCGTGAGTAGTCGTGTCCGGGAACGAGAGAAGGAACCGAGGAGATGAACGGCCGCGGGGTCGGAATCACAGGAGGCGCGGGCTCCTGGTCGACGGGAGGAATTTCGGACGCCGGCGAAGACCCCATCCGGATTGCGTCTTGCCGTGCGGCTACTTCAAACAGAAAATCGGTCAACCATTGACGAGACGATGGATCTTGACCTCGTCCAATAAACTCTTGGCGAACCTGGTCGGTAACGTCATAGAGAGCCTGCTGAGTCGGGTTCATCCCCGTGTAGGGCGAGCTCGGCGGGCTCGTCCGCATGGCTGTGTGGCTCCACGGCGGTGCCTGAGCGTCCGACTCTGCGGCGAGGTCATGCATTGCGCTTGCCGGGTCTTGCGGCGGCATGCCTGACGCGACAGTGCCCTGCGTGGGCGCGAACGGCGCAACGTTCTGGATATCGCCATCGACGCGCGAATACCGGTAGTCGAGTCCCGGAATGACGGCAGGTGTGGCGCTGTAGAAGTCCGTTAGCTGACCCGACAGATTGGTTGTGATGTTGAATGTGTCAGACATGGGTAAAATGACCTGGTGAACGATCAACAGCGCGAAATGGCTGATTACCTAGCTCGAAAGACCGCTGAAGAGCACTTTAGGCTACAAGCTGAAATAGAGCGACGCCAACAGGAAGCCGAACGCCAACGGGAGCGTCGTTCTATTGTTTGGTTCGCAGCGATTCTTAATTTCATCGGCGCGATAGGTGTGGCCATTGGGAACCGATCGTTTCCCGACCAGCTTGGAAATGATATGGCAACGTTCGTTTTATGCTTGTCTCCAACGCTCGTATGCATTGCAGTTGTTGCCATCATCGCTTGGATCTTCCGGCCGACCCGACCTGCTATCCAGTCCCGATAAATCGGATACGTCCTCGCTTCCAGTGCAGCGTACACCTGGGCGCTCAGCGGGAGATCAAGCACGGACACCCAATCCCCCGAAGTCTGAGCGCGAAGCCAAAGATAGAACTCTTCCCCCGCCTCGATAGGGATGCCGCCGTCCCGCTCGCCTACGTAGCTGAGCCAGCATCCCCGGAACCGTTTTTTGCTGCTAGAATCTCGTTCGCAGTCGGCAAGTCGGTCGTCTCGATCTGGAGCCCGAACATCCAAGCCACGCAGGGCGGCAGATAGTCGAGCACGTTGTCCTGCGTGACCGGCAGCGTCTTCGACGGATCCTTCGTATCCGGCACGTTCCACTTATCGATCAGCAACCTGCCGAGGTTGTAGCCGCGGGCCACCTGGTAGTCGATGCCGGCCTCTCGAGTGATGCCGCCCTGGGCCTGGAGCCTGGCCAGGTCGAGCTGAACGCGACCCGTGTACGGTTTGGTCTCGATGATCCACTCGCGTACGAACTCCGCCGGCGTCGCCGCGGCCGCTGCCTTCGTAAGTGCTGCGTGCGAGTTGCCTCGCGAAAGTGTGTAAAGTGTAATGTTTGCCATGGTGGAACGCCTCCCAAGCGTTCGAGGTTAAGCGAAAGATGTGTCCCACGGATCGCGCGACGTCGCCGGGTGGGACGGCCGGTATTCACTCGCTCGCTTAGGACGAGCTAGACGTCGCGCGCTATTCTGCCGCCTTATGCGTAGACGGCGACGATTGCATCGGTGCCCGTACCGTTGTTGCCGGAACCGACGATTCGGTAGGAAACTGCATACGCCAGGAGGTTGTCAGGCGTAACCGTCTGCGTGTTTGCCTCGTGGTAGCAGTTGATCTTGATCGTGATCGAGTGCGTGCCGTCAGGCGACGGGATGATCACGTTGAATGTGTAGAAGCCCGCAGTCATCGGCACCGGGTTCGGAGCGCCCGCGAGCTCCACGACCTGAAAAGCAAGTCCCGTGCGTGGGCCAGGCGTACACCCTGCCGGCATGCGGTACTGGCCGTACGTGTCATCCGGAGTCGGCTGCAGGATTAGGTTGTTGTTGAGCATCACAGCCCAGGATCTTAGTCCGAGCGTATAGTCGGTCGGAGATTCTTGCCCGTCTGTCAGCGTTGTCTGCGTATTGCTCGAGAACCCGAGTCCCGTTGTGCCCTGGCCTTCCGGCGCCGCGAGTGCTGAAAGCGTCTTGCGGTTGTCGGGATCCAGGACCATAGCCGACAGGCTATATCCTACGGCCGTCGCCTGGCCGCTCACAGCATATTGCCCCATCAGGTTCATGCGGCCGATCCAGATCTTGCCCATCGGCACAGCATCCGCGCTAGCGCTTTGCTTCAGGGTTGCCAGCCACGGCTGAGCGTACGTCGCGATGTTGAATGCGGTGTTCAACATCGTGTCAATGCGGCGATCCACGGCCACAGGGCCTCCCTGCGTAATGTTGCCGACGCGTGCGCCTAGAGTGACGTTCTGCGGATACATGGCAGCATCGGCCAGGGCCGGGAAATCCGGATTGTCACCAATGACGAATTGTGCCCCTTGATGCTGTAGGGCGAGCACGTTGTTATCTCCATCGTCGGGAGTCCAAAGTACGGATCCGCCGGTACCAATCGCGAAGTTGTTAACTGTATATTGTCCAGACATCGTATTTGTCTCCTATGAGGGTTGGACCGTGTCGGCCCGTTGAAATCCGCTGTGCATAACGGCGTTAATTGAACAGTCCCACGACCAGTATTTCAAGCTGCCGGCAGCATCGCGCCCAGGCCTCCACCCAGTGAAGCCCGTCATCGCAATTTGTTGAATAGTCGCGGCGTCTGATGGCAGCGTGTTTTGTCCTGCCTTGTTCTTCGGCGTGATCGTGAACGTACCGAGCTGCGAGAAATAAGATCGCACGTTCTCGACAAACAGGATGCCTAATGTGTCGAACGCTTCGGGCTCGTCACCAACAGTCGCCGGCGCTGCCACCACATAGGGCACGCGCAGGGACGCGTATATCACCCAATTGAGCCTGCCCATCTCGTTGCCGAAGAACGGCTGATTTTGCTCGTAAGGCGTGTAGATGCAGATGGTGGGCTCAGCAATTGAGATCTGATTGCCGCGAACGATATTTGCCGCCCCGAATGATGGAAGCCCGGCAATCGGCTCGTTATCGTTTCCGATCAGGTATGTACTGATGCCGTTGTTGATCGCCGGCGCTAGGTCGGTCACGAAACGGCGCTTGAGGTCGATCGACAGCGCCATCAGATACAGGTAGTTGGTGGTCGTGTTTGGCATGTTAGGCCGCTCGTACGATCGAAATGGCGTTCTCTGGAATGCCGAGACGCATAGACAGGAACGAGACGAGGCGCTCGATCAGGTCATTAACCTGAGACGGCAATACGGCGATTAGTATCCGGCCTGGGTGCCCGGTTCCATGAAAGCGTGATCGGCCATCCGGCGACTGCGCCGTCCACTCTGCATCACTATCCTGCTCGAACTCCGGAGCATATGGGACATCTGTTCCAACCGATATGCTGTTTGGACCCAGACTGATCGATTCGCCGATCGACGACTCCAGGTGACCGGTAAGTACACCCACTCGCGACTGTCCTGTAACCTGTCGCTTCCAATGCGCGTAACCGTTGCTATTAGGGGCCCACGGTTGCCCGACACTTGCGCCTTGAGTCGCAAATACCTGCTTCTCTTGAGCCTGCCAGAATGCGCCGGCAATTCCGAGGAGCTGTGGTTCGACATCCTGCAGCTCGTCCATAATTGACGGCACAAGCGACGGGTCGATCTCGTTGGCATTGAACGTGATCGCCAGGTTGATCGTTACCTCAGGCATATGTTAGATGCCCTGGGCGCTGACCTGTTGTTCTGCAGCCTTGATGACAGCTTCAACCTGAGACGCCAATGGAGTGGCCGTAACCGGCGCAGGCATAGCTGCCGGAGCTGCTTCCGGTTGGACATTCGGCTTGACGTACGCTGTGCTTGTCCGAGCCTTGTTAACGTAATCGCAGCGCGGGCACTTCGCGCCGATTGCGACGTTTGAGTAGCCGCAATTAAAGCAGTCTGTATTTTGGTCTGGCATTGTACAAGCCTTTCATGCGAGGTTACGACCCCGCGGCAGGTAAATCGTCGTACGGCCTTATGCCGCCGGTACCGATGGCATTCGCCGAGTCCGGAGCGGCCTTGCGGTACACGAGATATTGGAGTGGGCCTATCACGCCGGCCACGGGCGCAGCGCCGGCGTCGACAACTTTCCAAATCTGGAGCGCGCTTATGCCGCCATCGTCCCATGTGAACGAATCGCCTTCTCGCGGAAATGGGCCGGCGCCCGCGTTAAACGAGGCGCTCGAGCAGCCTACCTGCCATATGTCGGCGTTTGCGGCATTGCCCTGGCCATAGTCGGCGATCAGGTCCTCAACCTCGGAGCGCGGCACCTGTTCACGCGTACACGGCACGTTGCTGACGCCTCCGACCCAACTGAAGGTCTGGCCGAAGAACGCGTCGACAGCCTGCAATGCTGAATCGTAATTGGATCCCACTGACATTAGCCGAAGGTCTCCGGTGGCCACGTGTTACGCTGAGGATCGCCTCGGTATCCAGGATCAGACGGATTGGGGCAGAACGGCTGTACTCGCCGTGCAGATCTTTTATTGATCAAACCTGTGGCCGGTTTCATAACGGCTGAGGCCTTCTGCTCGATGTCAGTGATCCAGTCGTCATCCAGCTTGCGAATCTTCACCGCATTGGTGAACAGCTCGTTGAGCTTGACCTCAGACCCCAGGCGCGTTGCGTCGACGTTGGCCCGGAGCTCACCGAGCAGCATGTCGGCGGAATCACGGCGCGCATAGGCATATTGGAGGCGTGGATAGATCGCTGTCTTGTCAGCAAACGAATCCCAGATGTTCCCGACCTCGTTGTAGACGTCGCTGAACACTGACTCGCTCACGCCAAGGTCAGCCTGGATCTTGGCCACGCTCTCGGTTTTGGTTATGCCTATGGCGCCCATGGTTTAGCCCTGCTCTCCGCTGCCTTCGCCTGCAGGTTCCTGCTCTTGCTCAGGCGCCGGCGCTGCCTTGGGCAGCTTGGCCTGCGCGTCGAGAACCTCGCGTACGAGATCCCTGCGCTTTTTCTTAGCGACGTCGGTAACGCCCAAGCGAGAGGCTAGGGCCGTGAGTTCTCGATCGCCGAGCTCGGCCAGCGCAAGCGCCTCTTCAGGCTCAGGCTGAATGAGCGCGATGACGCCCAGGTTCTTGAGTCGCTCGATCTCGAAGCTACGGAACTTGGGATCGTCAGCGTCGAATACGTCGCCTTCTTTCAGCGATACAGGCCACGCGCCGACTGTTCCCTTGACTACTTTGTGTAGGTTTGCCAATTGTTTGATTCCTTAAGGGGGGGGAGGCCATGGGCATTCCGCTCGTGGCCTCCTCTGAGCGATGCGTCCTTAGACTGACATCACAACGATAGACGAGGCGTAGAATAGGACTGGGCCCCCGTTGAATCCGTCGTGTACCTGCACCTGCGGCGGTATTTCGGGCTTGAGCTCGACGCGTGTGTAGGCTCCAGGAGCTGCATTCGGATTGACCGCATTGCGAACCATGCGGAATTCAGCAACACGCTGGCCGGCTGGGCGCTTACCCACGAGGATCACGATGCCGTTTGGAATGTAGAGCTGGAACGTGCCCGTGTCATCGAAATAACCTTCGTCATAGGCAACGATCTGCGGCAGATCAGCACCCTGGAGGATCTTGTTGGTATCGCCCATGTTGTTGCTCATTAGGCCGGGAATTCGGCGACCGAGAGGGTCACTCGCATTCTCGTTAAGGAGCAGGTTATTGATCGTCGTCTGGTTGGCATAGCCCGTGGCCGTCGCGCCGAAGCTTGTGCTGTGACCTCGATGCAGCAGCTTGACCGCCGAGAAGTCCGATGTCGGTACTGCGCTCGATCGGCTTGCCCATGCCGTTCCAGCGGAGTAGGTCTGGACCGGGTAAGTGTCAGTGATCATCACCGCACCGCTGCCATTGAGAACCGAATACGAGCCTTGCAGGATGTTCCAGCCGATCGTCTCGATGCGATCGAGGCGTCGCTGAAGCAGCTTGGTCAGGTTGTCGGTCACCAGGTCGACAATCGGCACCGGGGTCATCGGCGTACCGTAAGCGCGGCGGCGGGTCAACATCATTTCGTCGATGAGCATGTACTCACCGTAGATGCCGGGATCCACCTTGTACTGGTTCAAGGCGACCTGAGCAACGCGACCAGGCGCGCCGTTCATACCTCTCCAGCCCTGCAGGCCGGTGAAGTTCGCCTCCTGTTCCCAGATCAGCTCGAAAGCGTCAACGGTGCGAATGGGCATGATTTGAAATATGGGGCGATCGGCTTGCAGCCGTGGAAGCAGATCTTGTGCGACCTGTTCCATTTCGGCCGATGTTGGATACGTCAGCCCCTCGTTTGTAATAGGCACTTGTGTAGTCTCCTTTAGAAACTCGAAAGCCCCTGGGCGTGTGGCTCAGGGGCTTTTACGCTGTTTGGGCGTTAGGGGATACGAACGATTCCGCCGTCGGCCAGCGTGCCCGTCTCAAATCTCGCATTGAGCAAGGTCACTGCGTTGGAGTCGAGCCCCACCAGGTCAGCAGTTGCGAACACACCGCAGACATACGCCGGAGCGCTGAGTCCCACGCTACCACCTGCAAGCGGAGGAAGCGGACCGGACGCGGTGCCCAGGTAGATGTAGCCGTTCGCGTCGCTCGTCATGTCATAGACAGCGAGGAGCTTCGGGATCTGCGTGCCGTCCGAATTGCCGCTGTCATAGGCCGCGAACGTGCCGGGCGTGACCGTAACGCCAACAGTCGTCTGAGCGACGCCGATTCCGTGACCGGCACCCGTTGTGGAGTCAGTGTAGGTTATCGCGCCCACAGGAGCGTTGCCGAGAGCCTCGACAAAGGTCACCGTGTACGGTCCGCCTGCGCTGCCCGACACCGTTACGTTGCCCGCACCGATGCTCGACAGGGCTTGCAGGGCTGCTTGGACCTGCGCGGCCGTAGCTGCGTATGACAGGGCCGTCGTGGTCTGACCACCGAAAGTCAAGGTAAACGTTCCGCCCGTCGCTGCAGTGATGGTGATTGTCTGGACCGCATTGGTACCGAGCGACTCACCGAGGATGGTGCCCGCCGCGATCGTCTGAGACGCCTTGATGTTGACGCTGCGCTCGCGGGCGAGCTCGGCATCGTACATCGGCATCAGCTTTTTCTGAGAATATGTGACCGACGGTTGAGTGGACATGGCTTATTTGGCCTCCTTTGCAATGTCGGCATGCTTGCGCATTTCTGCGACTGTCGCGGGATCTAGCGCGAACTGGTCGATCTTCTTTTCGTCGCCGCGAGTGAAGTTCGCGCCCTTGTCGTCGGGCTTGACGGTAACCTTTCCGTCCTTGATCGCCTGCTCTAGCTCGGCGGCGGTGAGTGTCAGAGCGTGAACAGGCCGCGCCTCGACGATCGCCTTGAGGCTCGCCACCGCGCTCTGGCCGTTCGCGAATGTCGCGGGATTGGCCGCGTCGGTCATCGCGGCGCCTACGTAGGCGTTCACGAGGTATTGCCGCTCGGCCGGAGTGGCCTTGCTCGTGTTGATTGCGGTATCGGCGAACGATGCGGCCTCGCTGTTGATGCGAGTGCGCCGTTCGGCCTCAAGCTGCTCTCGCAGTCGCTTTGTCTCCTCGGAGTCCGTCGCTGTTGACCGCGACGTCCCCTCGGAGAACTCTGCAGGAACGTCCTCGGTGAACATCTTGCGAAGTCCCTCGAACCATTCTTTTATGGGCTTTGCCATAGGTTTCTCCTTGTTGGGAATGGCCGGATCGACGGCCGGTTGGTTGCCTGAAAAGAGCGCCGCGTTCGCGATGCGCGGCCGGGAAGTGAAAGATATCTCGCGAAGCTGCTTCGTGCTGCGGTTCCACGAGCACGAAACGCCTTTTGTAGGCACGAGCTTGTCAAGCCATACGGGTAGCTTGGCTCGGCCAATGATCTGATTGCCTACGCGCTTGATGCTCTCGAGGAGCGGCTTGTCAGGCAGTGGCACGTCGTGCTCAACATGGAACTCGACCGGCTGATAGGCCGCGACGTAAGCGTCGGCCTCGTCGGTGGTGAGGCTGAACTCCTTGTCCGGGTAGTTGCCACATTCGAAGATCACACCTTCACGGTAGACCGTCTGGCCGTCCGCGCTGAACGTGGCCTGCGAGTCGAGCGCCCCAGCGCTGAACATAGCGTCGTCATCCAGAAACGGATCTTTGTCCATCACTTTGCCGTCTGCATAGTCTTCGAGCAACTCGTCAAGGTATTCGTCGAAGTCCGATTGGGACATTTCTTCATCCTCGCTGAATGTCGCCGCGCCAACTGAACGCGCGTAGCTGTCGAGTATTGCTGGTGCGATATAGGACGATCTGGCGACCGCCGGGGTATTGCCAAGAATCTCCGACGTCTTTTTCACGGCAATTGCGATATTTTTCTTGGCATCGGCTTCGCTCTTAGGAACGCCTAATTCGCGTAAGAAGTGAAACGCCAGCTCAGACGCATGGTAAGTGCGAAATTGTTTTGGCGTTGCTCCGAACGGCTTAAGATATTCTCCGACCGCTTGTTCTGTTAGCGGCCTGAGTGATCCATCCGCACTGTGAAACTGGAAAACCCGGTCGCCGGGAAGAGACATCAGGTGACTCACCGCGGAGGCGAGTTTGGAATCTTTGACGGAGCGCTCCCAGTTCTGATTATG